GAAACAAAGATGGGTACTACATGGAAAAAACTTGTAGGACATTTATGTTGCGAACCTTGTTACAAACATTTTGTAATGGCGTTGTCACGCATAGAAGACCCTGACGAAGTTAGAGATATACAATCAACACTTTTATCTAAGTCAAAGAAGAAACCAGTTAAAGGTGGCGCCATGAAAGGCGCTGGTAGACCTAAAGGCAGTGTTAACAAGATCACTGGCGAAAAGATTCTTTTAGAAATTAGTCAACAGTTAGGCAAACCTTTTGAACAATTGTTAGCAGAAGGTTATCATGCTAGTATAATCGCAGGTGATTTTACAGCACGTATAGCATACGAAAAAATGATATTAGCAAAAGTAGTTGCTGATAAGCATGAACTAGATGTACATAGCATGGGACAATCACTAGTAAACAACTTTAAGTTTACGCAACGTGAGTTACCTGATTTTGTAGATCAGCCTAAATTGCAAGTGATTGATTCTAAAGTAAATGAAACCTAAAAATATAGAATATGAACTGTTTGGTGAACAAGCAACAATCATGCAAGATTGGCTTGAGTCAGACAAACATTGCATAGACATTGTACCCGTAGGTAGTGGTAAAACATTTTTAGCATCTATTGCTTTACCCTTATTTGCTAGTGATGAAAGATATCACAAAGGCAAAGACATTATCTATAGTGCCCCAACAGGGTCTATGATCAAATCACTTATTTGGGAACCGTTAAAACAAAGTTGTATGGAAAACTTTGGACTCCGTGATGGTAAAGACATTAACAACTCAGAACTCACAATCAAGTTCCCAAATGGTGTTTTTATAAGATGTAAGTCTGCTGAGATGAAAGAAAATCTACGAGGTCTAAACGTAGGTATGTGGGTAGCAGACGAAGCCTCACTTTACTCACAAGAAACTTTACAAGAAATAACAAACAGATTGAGACCAAGAGTAGGTAGCCCTGATACACAAGGTAGACTAATTGTGATTAGTACACCCAACGGTAACGGCCCTCCTTTTGATTTGTTTAACTTAGCAGAACAAAATCCTGACAAATATATTGTTAGACATTTCAATTATAAAGAAATGCGATCAGGTAATTTAGAATTTATCGAAGAACAAAAACGTGTTATAAGTCCTCTAAAGTTTGAACAAGATTATATGTGTAGTTGGGAGTCAGTTACTGATCAGTTCTTTTATACATTTAACAGAGCAACACATAGTAGAGATGTGTTTGATAGATTAGGAGATATCTATACGTTCCATGACTTTAACAAAAAAGTTATGTGTGCTGTTGTTGCACAAGTAAGCAAACCTAACTCTAACGACGGTAACATGGAGATACTTAAGTCGTATGCAATTAAAGATTGTGGTACAGAACAATTAGCACAACAGATTAGAGAAGACTATCCTAGACGTAGAATTTTTTCTGTAATCGATATGACTGGTGCACAAACAAACAGAGACACAACATCTACATTCGGTGTCACTGATAGAATCATACTTGAGAAGTATGGCTTTACAATTATCAATAGCAAGAAAGTTAATCCTCTTATTTCTGATACTGATAACTCTAGTAACGCATTTATAAACAGAGGTGGTTTAGTTGTTAGTCCATATGACGTACAACTTATTGAAGCATTACAGTCATATCACTTTATAGATGGTACACGTAAAAAACTAATGAAATACAATGATGCAAAATATGCACACATTGACGGCTTAGGTGACTGTATTAGATATGGTATACATCACTTGTTTCCAATACAACATGACAGTTGGGCAGGTGCAGAATACTTAGGCAACGATCCTCGTATGCAAAGATACAATAGACCAGGCGTAGAACATGAACCATATAGTCCTCTATACAAAGGGGGCCCAACGTGGGAAGAGATTATGGGTCAACGTGATGACGAAGTAGATCACGTTATCTGGTAGTCTATATCTTATTTCTAGTTTTAATTTATTAAGTATAAATAAAATATATGAGTGAATTTGACACGCAGTATGATAGTTTAGACAGTCTTCCAGACTTAGAACTAAAGATGACACGTTACAGTAAGATTCTTTATGATCTGTCATTACCTAATCAAATTCACAGACACACGCACACATACGAATACTACAAAAAACAATTGATTGCCTTAGTCTATGAATATACTAAGATAAAAGGTAAAAATAAATTAACTGAAAAACTAGACACAATGCTTGAGAAAATCGAAAAGTTGCGTGAGATAGAATTAAAACGAGGAGAATAAAATGGCTAATAGAGCAAGAACACCAATAGAAGAACGTATGTACAGAAGATGCTTACATGTTGAAGAAACAGATTGCTGGGAGTTTCAAGGTGCACTAAACAATATCGGTTACGGTATGATTAGAGATACTGAGCATGGTGGTATGAGAACAACACACAGAGTATCTTATGAAGTACACAAGGGTGAGATACCTGATCATCTATGTGTATTGCATACATGCGATAACAGAAAGTGTTGCAACCCAGAACATTTATGGTTAGGAACACACAAAGAAAACATACACGACATGATTGACAAAGATAGACACAATCATTTTGGTGTAAAGAACTATGCAAAGTGTCCTCATTGTGACATGGTAACACTACCTAGTCTCATAAAAAGATGGCACGGCGATAACTGTAAATATAAAAAGAAACAATAAAATATAAATACTTAGTTATTACTATAAATAATATATTCGTAGGAATCATATATGAAATCAAGGGATCTACTCCATCAAAGTCCATTATATGCCGCTATGTTACCTCAGATGTTGAGTTATCAAGTGTCATATTTAGGCGGACTACAATTTAAAAAGCATGTACGTAAAAAGCGTCCGTCAGAAGATTCAAATTTATACTTAGATTTAATTGAGAACACAGTTGCTCAACCAATCTGTCGTTATATTGTTGACACAATTAACGATGTAGTATTTGAACCGGGCATCAAACGTGATCTTAAATTTGCTACTCCGACAGGAGCATACATCGACCCAAATAACATTGAGTGGTCACAACTTATGTTGCTAGATGCAGATTTGCAAAACAGATCAATGAATGCGTTCATGGAAAACGTAGGTGACTTGACTTCTATCTACGGACAATGCTGGATATTCGTAGACATGCCTAAAGAAAGTGAAGGTAATTTAGGTAGACCATATGTTGTTGCACTTAATCCTATATCAGTATGGGACTGGGAGTATGACATCTATGGTGGACGACCAGTATTACAATATGTAAAAGTATTAGAGAACGAAGACGATGAGTGTTACTACTTTAAGTGTTATCACTTAGGCACAGAAGACTATCCATCGTATTGGACAAGTTACAAAGTTAAAAAAACAGCACAAGAAGACGAAGAAGCAGAAATGATAGATGAGGGTACATACCCAGAAGGTATGGGTATCCCAGGATTTATGGCTTATGCTAAACAAGACCCAAGATCAATTGACTACGGAATCTCAGATATCGACTCAGCATCAGATGCGATGCGTGAATACTACAAGTTAGAATGTGATGCTTATACATCTATTCAGTTTGCTAAAACATTGATTAGAGCAGACAAAGGCGTAAGTGTTCCTGCACAAGCAGGGTCGATAGTAAGAGCAATGCAGGGTCAGTTAGAGACTATCCCTGTAGATACTGGTGATGTAACTAAGACGATGGAAAAACAAAAAGAAGTTTTAGATCAAATCGAAAACTTGACAGGCTTAGGAGGACTAAGAATGTCTCGTCATAATGTGCAATCAGGTATTGCTATCATTGAAGAACGCAAACAACTTCACAGAGTTGCAAAAGCAAAAGCAAGACTTATGGAAGTTGCAGAAGAACAAATCTTTACGTACGCCGCACGTTTTATGAACATGCGATGGGCAGGAGAAGTTATCTATGCAACTGACTATGATGCACATGACACAAATTATAGAATTGCAGTTTATAAAGAAGCAAAAGCATTAGTACCAGAAAATACAATGGTCAATGACTTAATTACAAAAGACATCATTGCTATCTTAGCACCTGATGAATCTATTGCTCAATATGAACAAGCATTTATTGAAACAGTCGAAGATCCTGCTATGCGTGATCTTATGACTGCTGACAATGAAAAAGTTTTAAGCCGTGACTTACAATCACAGATCCCTAGTTACAATGATGATTACGAAGGGGAAAGTGACGGTAGTTATGAATTAGATGAGTATGACACTGAAGGCCCAGGTACTCCTGTAGCAATACAAGACACTGGTCCGTCATACGCAACACAGCAGGCAATTGCTGTGCAACTTAGCGGTCAGAATACTGGTCGATAAATAATTAATGAAACAATCGAATCGTTTATTACGTAAAATAGGAGAATTTAATGATTGATGAAAATATCGGTGGCAACGAACAAGCCCTGCAAGAAGATGCAGTAGTTAGTGACAACAATAATGTTGAAACAAAACAATCTTCAAGTGAAAGTACAGTTAACCCTAGTGCTATTCGTAAATCGCAAACTCAAGGTATTTTAAATGCATTGAGTAAAGCATCAGGACAGCAATTAACTTCTGTCGAAGATGCAGTGCAATTTATAGCACAAAGCAAGGCTGAACAGACACAAGTCGGTGGCAACGTACAGCCAGTGGAACAACGTCAACCACAGCAACAGACTCGTTCTGTTTCTAACAATGACTTGCAAGATCAGTTTGTAAAATTACGTTCAGAGTTGGATCAAAAAGAATCAGCACTGAGAGGTAAAGAATTAGAATCTGATATTATGCAATCAATGGGTGACAGATTTGATCCTGATCTTACAGAATATGCTTTGCAAAAAGTTAAGTCTAACATTCAATGGAATGATGACAAAACATACAGCATCGTAAATCAGAAAGGTCAAGAACGATACGGTCAAGACGGAGAGCCACTTACGTTAAAAGACTTAGTGAACGAAGTAGCAACAGGTAACCCTAAGTTACTTAAGCAATCTTCAGCAACTCAGTCAGGTTCTGGATTAAGACCAGGACAGAGCAAGTTTGCAGGAAGTGATTTAGACGCCATTCCTGACTATAGCAGAGATCCAGCCGCTTTTAAAGCATGGAAACAACGCAATGGTCTAGGACGTGGAGTTGGTCTAAAAGGTCTGAATGTAGCAGTCTCTGATTCTAGTCCTAAGCGGAACTAATTGTTTAAAGCCAATAATATTTTTAAAGGAGATTAATCATGGCATACGTATTAGGCGGAGCAAATAATGAAGCAGATGGCTTCACTACCGCAATAGCAAACTTTGCATTGGAAGCAATGCATGAGTCACAAGGTCTTGTAGACTATACAAGAGTTGTTACTCCAAATCAGGGTGATACATACTTAGTACCAAACTTTGCGGCTATCACATATCAGGACTATAACCCAGCTGGATCAGCAGCCGGTGATGGTTTCGGCCCACTGCCTTTAGCAGTAGAGCAGAACCCAGCATTAGCACAGGGTTCAATCCAAGCAACTCCTGCTGTAGCGGCTACAGCATTTGACGTTTTCTATTCATGGACTACATCATTTGAATTAGCGGCAACAATCGGTGAAGAGTTAGGTGGATCATACGGAGAAAAAGTAGACCAAAGAGTCGCGGCTTCTTTC